AGCTCCTCCGTGCACTCGCAGTTGTAGTGGTAAGGCGGCCCGGTGCTGCCATCCGGGTAAGCGTCCTCCAGCGGGACCGTCACCCCGTTTTTCACCAGGCAGTCATCGCACGGGCTGCCGTCTGAAACCGAGGTCTTCTCGTACGCCTGTCCCGGACCCGGGGGATGCATCGCCGCGTACTCCAGCAGCGCGTTCACCTTCCGGCGGGTAGCATCGGTGCGCGCGTTCCTCTGGGCGGGACTCTGAGTCAGCTCTTGCCCCCGGTGATCTGCTCGGCCAGGATCTGCGCGCTGGTCTTCGGCTTAGCGGGCGGCGCGGTACGGTTGCCGATGTTGATCGCGCCCGGGGCCGGCGGTGCGCCATTCGCCTTCACCTCACCGAACAGGCCCGGGTACTCCGTCTTCAGCAAGTTCACCTGCGTGTCCAGCCCGGTCACCTCGCCGTCGTCCCCGACCGTCACCGCGTCCAGGTCCAGCAGCGGCACCAGGCGCACCGCAGGTCCCTTCAGCCCCGCACTGGCAAGCGCCGCGCGGGCGGCCATCTTCTTCAGCTTCGCATCGGCGTCAGACTGCACCAGGCTGACTTTTTCCTGCCACGCCTTGTCCGAGTCGGTCATCGACTTGGCCTCAAGCTCTGACAGCCGGGCCGCCGCGTCACGGTGCAGCTTGTGCTCTGCGGCCAGGGCCTTCTGCAGGGCTGCCCGGTCGGCAGCGGTAAACGTGCCGTTCTCCGGCGGCTCCGTCGCCGGGTCAGTGGCCGGAGGGCTAGTTTCTGGTGCCGGAGGATCACCCTGCGGCGGCTGCGGAGGCGTCGTCACGATGCCTGCCTTTCACTATTGTCAGTCGTCTTCCGTGTATTTAATGCCATAGCGCTTTCCCGCTGCCTTAATCCGGCCTTTAATAGCCCGCAACTGGGCAGCGGTATAGAACTTAGCATTTTTCGGCATGTTTATGTACGACCACGCTGCCCGGACATGCAATTCGCTGTCCAGCTTGTATCTTGGCTGGTTGTCGGACTGGTACCCGGGATCAGCGTGGACATTTGTCACTGGGCCAGTTTCACCACTACAGTGGCAGCTTCCAGCTCAGCGACCCTGGCCTTCAGCATCTCGATCTCGGCCATGGCCCGCTTGTACTTGACGACCAGCTCAGCGTGAACCAGGTCGTCGGCGTCACGCTGCGCGGCCGGGGCGAAGGGAACCTCGCCGGGGGGGCGTCTCTCTTCCATGTCAGGCCTTCCCCGTCTTCAGTGCCGCCCCCTGGCCAGCGGCCCCTGGGACTGCCTGCTCAGCAGCCGGGGTATTCGGCTTCGGCTCACTGCCGCCCTGGGTGGCCAGCCTGCCCTCTTCGGCCACCGCCGGGGACTCCTCACCCTCAGCGGTCAGCGCGGCGGCCTCGCTGCGGGCACTGAACGGCCACGGCTGCGGAGGCGTCGCCTTGAAGTCGGCCGGCTGCAGGTCCCAGGTGTCAATCTCGTCCTGGGTGTACCCGGTGTCCCGGTACACCTGGGCCAGCGGCACCCCGGCGCGGATCTTCCAGATGAACGCGGGCACGTTGCCGTAGGCGTCCTGGTCATCGGTCGGGTTGAGCGGCTTCCACGTCACCCGGACCTTACCGGAGACGGTCAGGCCGCCCTGCCGCAGCGCGAACGTCAGCGTGTCCCGCCACGCGGCGGCGAAGACGAGACGCCGCACGCCGATCTTCTGCTTCAGCGGGATGTCACTGGCCCGCAAGCTGTCCCCGGACGGGTGCTGGCCGGTGGGATCGGTGAAAAACCGCATAGGGGTCTGGGTGGCCGCCGCCATCGCGGTGATGCACTGCCCCCAGACCGACAGGAAGTTAGCCGACTGCGCCGGGGTGAACTGACCCACCTCCCTGGCCCGCAGCGCCCACAGCTCGCCCGGTCCCTGGCGCAGCCCGGAGGTGCGCCCGGCGTCATCGGTGATGAACGAGTCCGGCTGCTCCTGGTCGAAGTCACTGAACTCCCCGGTGCCGCCCGCCTCCGCCATCTCCACCAGCGCGTACCGCTGCGGGAAGCCAAGGAAGTCGAGCGCCGCGAACAGGGTATTGGCCGTCTTCACCAGGCCGTCCTGCGGCCCGTAGGCATCGGCGTGCTCCGGGGTGCCGTACGGGACCGAGTCCCCGGCGCGGAAGTGGAACACCGGCACCGCCCCGTACGGGTTGACCATCGGCCAGCCCCCGTCCGGCTCCGGCCACTCCTGCCACAGCTTGCCCTGGTTGTAGCTGACGAACTTGTACACGTACCCGGGGAAGTAGAGGTCCGTGCGAACCGTCTTCGGGTCGGTCAGCCAGCTTTTCACCGCGTGCGTCTTCGTCCGGGAATCCTCCGGGTCGTAGAACAGCCTCGTCGTCAAAGGGTTATTCGGGGAAATCTGCACACTGCCGTCCGCCTTCGGCCACGCGATGAGGTAATTGTCCCCGTACTTCAGCGTGTCAATAGTGAAGACGTGCTCCTCCAGGTCCAGCCCGTTAGCGTCCCACAATTCCGCGATGGCATTAGTGGCCACCTCGTCGCCCGGCACGGAAATAGAGGAAACCGCCATCCGGTTGGCCACCGCCTTCACCGGGATAGCCGCGTAGTTCAGCGCGTAGGTGTCCTCGCTCAGGCCCAGCAGCCGCCGCAGGTTCGGGTCAGCGAACACCTCCGGGCTGATGCCCTTGAAGTACTTGTCCGCCCGCGTGTAGCCGTCCCGCGCCGCCAGCAGCTCCAGGTACGCCTTCTTCAGCACCGGCAGGATCGTCGCCAGGTCGTACGACTGGCCAGTCTGGCTGTCCTCCCCGGGCGGGGCCTGCATCACCTGCGCCACAGCGTCGGCTACCGGTGCCCCGGTCATCATCGCCGTGGCGTCCGCCTGCTGCGGGGCGAGGGAGGTGCTCACCATCCCGAACGGAGTGGTCACAGCCGGTCATTCCACTGCGACCAGCCGCCGCCCAGCAGGAACGACAAGACCATAGCTGCCAGCCCGCCGCCCAGGAACCAGGTTTCCCCGCTCCTCCAGACAGCGCCCTCTACCAGGGCCAGCAGGACGAAGAACACGAACGCCGCCAGCATAAACACTGTCGCCCAGAAAGAACGGTCAAGGTTCACAGCCTGCCCCTATCGGTAATCCAGCGTAATTAACCCGCTTCGCCACCAGCGGCGCGCTCAACCGCCGCTGCACGGCGATCCTCCTCCTGACCTCGATCAGGGCGGAAGTCAGCGCGTCAACGTCGTCGTCGTGCACGACGTTCGGGAACGCGCACAGCTGCCTTTCCAGCTCCGGGAACGTCCCGTCGAACAGCACCCGCCCCCCGGCGAACTCAGCCGCCGCCCGCTCGGCACGCATCTCCTTGGACTCCTTCTGGTGCACCGTGGCCACCGGCACGTCCAGCCCCTTGAACACCCCGCCATCATCCGTCCACAGGTCCCCGCCCTGGTTGACCTCCACCAGCACGCCGGTGATATCCGGGAACTCCTGCAGCAGCGCCTTCACCCGGCTTTTCAGCCCCTTAGAGCCCGTCCGCACCTTCGAGGAGTGCCGCACGGTGAACTTGTCCTGCACCCGCGAGTAGGACACCACCGCCAGCCCGGTCCAGTCACTCGTCGACTTCTTAGAGACCGCCGGGTCCACCGAGAGCAGGGTAAGGCTCCACGGCAGCGCGGTCCCGTACAGGAACGTCGCGGCATCGAAGAAGATCCCGTTCTCGTCCACCGGCTGGTTCTCGAAGTTCTTCGCATAGGACCGGGGGTTCCTCCTGCGCTCCGCCTCCAGCCACTGAGCGGGCCACTTGGCGGGCCAGCAGCTCCTTACCTCCCCGGACTCCGGGTCGACGACCAGCGCCGGGAAGTACCGGGGCCGCCAGCCGTCCGTCTCGATCCAGCTCGCGTGCTCCTGCCCGTCGCTGTCCCCGCCGGAGGTGCAGTACCGGGTCAGGTCGTCCAGGATCGAGCCGCTCATGGTGGTCGTCCCCGAGAGCAGCACCGTGGCGTTCAGCCGCAGCGGCAGGATGGTGTCCTGCACCGTCCGCAGCCTTTTGGCGGCCTGGGCCACCGAGTACTGGCTCTCGCCCTTCTCGATGTCGTCGAGAATGATCAGGTCCGGCCGCCGGTCGCCCTCCTTCATCCCCAGGATCGCGGTGTCGATCCCGCGCGCCACCATGGCGAACCCCGACTTCGCCCGGTACTCCTTCGCGCTGTTCCCGGTGAACGCCAGGGTGCTGGCCCGCCGCTGCGGGGTGCACAGGCTCGGGAAGTCCTCGCGCAGCAGCGCGTTCCCTTCCGTCTCGTTCCGGAACGCGTCCAGGTGCTGCGTCGCCTGCGTCCCCGAGTCAGCGAACGCGGCGATAAACATCCGGTGCCGGTAGGCTGCCGCCCACAACGGCAGGATCTTGAACAGCCAGGTGCTCTTACCCGAATCGCGGGGAGCCACGTACGCCAGCCGCCACGTCCTACTACCGACTGTAGTAATTTTTCCGGAAATATCCGTCGATTGCGCAGTGTCCGGTTCGTGCCCCCCGCCTGCACCCCCCCACCCTTGGGCCTCAGGGTCCTGGGCTGGCCCGTGAGTCCCTGGACCGCCGCCGGGTGCGCGCTCAGCGTCAGCGGGCGGTGCGGGGGGCTCAGCGTGGCGGTGTGCCCCTGTCCCGGTGGCCCCGTGCGCTGAGCTGGCGACTGAGCCAGCGCTGCCAGCCAGCGACGGGGCGGCGGGCGCGGTCGGCAGCGGCGCGGTGCCAGCGCTAGCGTGCTGGTCACTGGTTACCACCCCTGGAACTAGGCCGGCCTTATCACTTACGCACGGATTCTCCTGAACATCCCGAAGATTCTCTTGACAATCGTCAACCGATGAGGTATTCTTTGAGTACAAGGAAGAACGAGAACCAGGGAGAACATCATGGAAAGCTGCAAGTGCAACGCCAACTGGCTCACCTCCAAGAACATCCAGCACGACGCCTTCGCGATCACCAGGGCCCTCGGCGATGCCACGTTCTTCTACGGCGACTGGATTCCCGGAACCTTCATGGACAGTGACGGGAACTGGACCAGCGGCGGACGCTGGACCGGCTTCGAGGGCTACGGGGAAGTTGTCCGCCATCACCCCCGCTGCATCGCTGAGATGCGAAGCTGGCGTCGCAGCGGCTGGTGATCCCTCGCGGTCTGCGCCTCTCGCCGAACTGGCGGGGGGCGTTTCTGCGTCGCCGAGATGCCTCCATGCCGGGCACCCGTCATCCTCCCCCGGATGCGGAAGAACCCTTCCCCGGATCTGCCCTAGTCCCCAGGACCTGGCATCCCGGCAGGCCTGGAGGTGCAGGTCAGCGAAGGTAATCTCGCCGGCTGTCTCCTCGCTTGCCAGCGCACCGGGCAGGTAGATCAGCGCGAACATCAGCGGGTCCCAGCGTGCCAGCTCCCTGCGCCCCTCGGCATACTCAAGCAGCCGGTCGTCTGGTATCGCAGCTGCCAGGTAGGCCTGAAGGCTGAAGGTCCCGGCATGGAGGGGAACTCCGTGCTCGTCGCACAGGTACATATACGGCTTTCTCCCAGGTATGCAGCAGCCCGGGCACCCCCGGGTCAGGCGGAGTGTAGCACTCCAATATCACTGTCTGTAGTTTTAGTTTTTACCCGGCCCGTGAGCGATGCGCACTTCGTGTCCGTTTTGTCCATGTTTCGTGTGGTTTGTGTGCGTTACTGCGAGTGAGATCTTGTGCTACATGTGGTGCGGACCTGACTGCCCGCCTGCGCGTTTCCCTTAGTCTACCCGATGAAGGGAAAAAGGCCTATGCCTCCTGTACGGCCCGGAGAGGCCTTCACACGGCGACCCAGCCCTGATCCCACAACTCCGGGTGGCACAGGGGATTCCGCATTTCATCGCCGCGCTTAGTCCGCCAGACGCTAACCCCGGTACTCCAGTTTTCCACCCAGAGCATCAGCCGGTCATCGTCTCCGTAGTCAGCGAACTCCGGGTCGACGATCAGCCGGCCAGGCTTGCCTCCGCGTCCCCTGACGATGCGGAACGTGGCGCTGTCCGGGTCACCGAACGTGGCCTCTTTACTCATTTCCGTACTTCCCTTCTCTCTCTCCCAGGTACCCAAAGAAGTTGACAACTGTCAAGATTGAAGATCAGTACTCACGGGGCGTAGTCACACCCGTATCAGTCATTTCTCTGGTCCCATTCAGCGGATTCTGTTTCTATCCGGCCCGTGGGGACTTCTCATTCCTGGTTACTGTCCGTGTAACCTGGCCCGTACTCAGCCAGTTGATGATTCTTTCCCCTGACCGCCGTCAGCATCTTCCGCAGCGGGATATCCTCCGGCATCACCCGGTGGGAAACCTCCACGTCAAGCTGTACCGGAGCGTCGATCCCGTTCATCTCCCGCAGTGCCTTGAGGATCTTAAGTGCCGTCTCAGCCGAGGATGTATCACCGTTAGCGATGCCAGGGACCAGCCTCGCGTACATCCACGCGTACTGGGCACCGATCTGTGCCCTCATCTCGGGAACGTTCTCAACCGGGTGTGCTTCCGCGTAGGATCTCCAGCGCCGCTCAACAACAGAAGGTCCTATCCCTACGGCATCGCAGATCTCCCGCTGTGTTTTCCCCTCAATCCTCAGCGTCCAGACCTGGTGCTCCTGATCCGCTATCTGGGCAGCGTTCCACGTTCTCTCCCTCTTCCGTGGAGCACTCAGGCGGGCAGTCACGGCCTTGTCAATCGGTATTACCCTTTTCCCTGCTGGCCCTGACGGTACGTGTACCGCAACAGCATCCCTGACGGTACTGGGCGATCACCTCGTGGTTACAGTACCGGTGACTTTTCCCGGATACGGCTGAACCACCCGGGGTTGCCGGGCGGCTCTTATCGCAGATGAAAAGGGCTGTAGTTCAGGCTGCTTCCCTCAGGGCGATTCCGCTGCCGTCGCTGATCACCAGGCGGTAGGCGTTCGTCTTATCGCAGATGACTGTTCCCGCTTTTACCATCCTGCTCAGCGTCACCCGCACCGTGGGGTACGAAACCCCTGACTGCGCGCTGATCCACTGCCCGGTGTGCTCCAGTCCAGACATCACCGCTGTCACCCTCGCCCGTGCCGTGTCCTCCGGCCGCGCGTTCTTCTCTCCCTGGGCGATCCACTCGCAGGTACCCGCCGCGCTGATCCGGAACATCGCGCCGGACTTGCTCCCCAGGTTGGTCTTCTCCACGTTCAGCACCCGGATACGGGGGTCATTGCCGTCAGGGGCGATCAGCAGCACCTGGCGAACGCTGTCCGTGATGGCCTTGCTGCCCGCGATCACCTTGGCGTTCTTCGTCGTATGGTGGACGAGAACCACGGCAGCGCCAGTCTTCTTCGCCAGGTCCAGCATCGGCCCCATCACCTTCGCCCGGATCGCGACCGGTGAGGAAAGGCTGACCGGGCTCGCCGCCGCCAGGGTGTCAACCACCACCAGCGCCGCTGCTGACTCGCTGACCACCCGGCGCAGCCAGGCACTGTCCCGCACGATGTCGAACGGTTCCCCGTTGGCGTTCTCGCTGGCGTCCAGGACGTTCCCCAGGTCCGCCCCGGCAGCGTCCAGGCGCTTCACCAGGCTGCACTCAGCGGAATCCTCCAGGGACACGTACACGACCACCTGAGGGGCCTGCGCGCTGTCCTGGGGGCATCCCGGCATCTCCCGGCCGGCCGATACCCTTGCAGCCACGTCCAGCATCGCCAGGCTCTTGCCGGTGCCGCCCGGTGCCGCCAGCACGGTGACGGTGGCGGAGGGGATGATCCCGTCCCACAGCCACTCCGCCTCCAGCACTTCCACGTCCGCGAAGCTCCTCGGCATGATGTCCTCGTTCATGATTCCCCCCGTGTGCTCGTGTTCTTCCTTATGCCTCCAATGTATCAGGTGTAGTGGGTCGTGTCAACGTCTTTCCTGTCTTGGGGTGTAACAAAATAGAGTTTCCGCAGGTCAGAGGCCTGTTACAGGATCTGCAACGCCCCTGTTACGCCTTCTTCTGCTGTAGTGGTGTGCTACGGTGAAAAGGACAACACTGGCAAGGGAGAAATGACAGATGAACGAAGAAGAGAAGCAGTCGGCATCAGTGGTCGTCACCACCCGGATCTCACCAGGACACCATGCCCTGCTTGCCCGGATGGCAGCGGCCGACGAGCGCACTGTTTCCTGGCTGGCACGCAAGCTGCTCGAATCCGCCATCGACTCCCAGCCCGTCAGCGGCAACCTCGTCGAGACGGAGAAGCCGCCGCCACCGGACTACCGTGCCCCGCTGCGCGAGTCCCCGGACTTCGGGGAGAAATGGGCATGATCCCGGTCCCGCTCGGAGTTCCCGGTGAGAAAGTAACCGCTGAGCATATCAGGGACGGGCTGAGGATGTGGCGGCATTCCCGGTGGATCGCCCTGGAGTTCCCGTCGTCCGCAGCCGGGCAGACCCATGTCGTCTACGTCTTCCCGTCCGGTGACATCATCTGCACCTGCAACGGGTTCCGCTACCGGCAAGCCTGCAAGCACGCGGAAGAAGCAGGGAAATCTGTTCAGGTCCTGCAAAGCTTAACGGGGCCGTCCCGTACTTCCGCGCGTTCTTTGCCCTGTCGGCGGCGCGGGCGTACATGGCCTCCCGGGCGGGCCAGTCATCGTCATCCTGCTCAGCGCCTGGTTCATCCCTGACCTCGATCAGTCCCTGTGCCCGCAGCCCGGCCGCCAACTGCAGCAGGTTCACGGCCTCCCCGGAGACGCTCCGGCCTTCCAGCGCCGCCAGCTGCTCGATCCTCGCGTACAGCTGGTCCGGGACCTTTCGCATGTGAATGCTCCTGGGCATTTTCATCACCTCGCGTAGTGATACCCCGGCGGGCCTGCCGACCGAAGTGGAGGCCTGAATCTGGAAACCCGCCGGGGGAGAGCGAAACACCAGGAAGATGCAAAAAGATTTCCGCCCTCGCTATCGATGCTACTCCCACGGGGGCGGCACCGCTATTCCCAGTCGCCCCGCTGCCCTCGCCGCTGACCTCTCGTCCACCATGGCCGCTTCGAAGCTCTTCCGGTTCGCCGGCTGCGTCCTGCCCACCAGGTAGCCGTTGCCGCCTCTGCGCTGAGAATCTGAGCCACTTTGACGCCCTCTGGCCCATCTCAGGTCCCTGACCGCCGGAAGGTCGCTGAGAACCGCCCCCCAGCCCCGTGCGTCCGGGCACTCGTACCGGTCCTCCAGTGACCTGATCACCACGGCGAACTCGGCACGGCTCAGGCTGAACGGCTCCACGATCAGGAGTACGCGTCGAAGTCCCGCTCCCACCGGGCCAGCTCGGAAGCCTGCCGCACCATCTCGCCCTGAGCGAGCCGCACCTTCGCTACCCTGGCAGCGGACGGGCCGGCGGCTATTTCCCGCTCCTCGCGCAGCTTCCTGGCCAGGACCGCAATCTGCCTCCCCGCCAGTCCGCACGCCCTGGCCTGCCGACGCCAGTGCGACGCCTCCCTCGGCACCCCGCCGTTGCCCTCGCACAGCTCACCCGGCCCTCTCCGGCAGGTCGGGCACTGTACGCCCCGGATCTCCTCCCGGCTCGGGAACCGCCCGTTCTCCTCGAAGAACGGACTCTGCTCCAGGTCGCCGCTGTTCACGCTGCCCCTCCAGCCTTCTGCCGAACTCGTCCTGTGCCTGCTGCCACCCTGACCCCCAGCTGTACGCCGTCCTGACCCACCGCAGCCGCACCGCCCGCTGCTGAGCGCCCCACTCTGACTGATCCATTCCAGGTACTACCCGCAAGCAGCTCGTCGAACGCCGCCGACCCGCTGGGCGCGCTCTTGACTTCCATGCCGGATAGCCCGGGGGCGTAGGGGGCGGCGTTATTTTCATTCCCCTTCAGTCCGAGCGAAGCGAGTACATCAGTCTCACTATGTTGGTCCGGCAAGATCTTGCCAGACAGTGCGGCAAGATCTTGCCGGGGTAGTGCGGCAAGATCTTGCCAGACTTCGACCGTAGTCGAGTGATCGTTTAGCCGGTACCTGGACGAGTGCCCTGGGTGGTGCTCGACACTGATCCAGCCTGCGGCTACCAGATCGGCCAGAGCGTACCGGACCTTCCGTACCGACCAGCTGAGATCATCCGCCAGGGTCTGCTCCCGGGGGATGGCACCGTGCCTCATCGAGTCGTAGTGCTTCAGCCAGCCGAACAGTGTTTTGCCCCGGTCACTGAGCTTAGGGTCAGAAAGCACGTCTAGCAGCTGCTTGACGTACGGAGGTTCCGGCTCAGCGGGAGCGGGAGGGCCGCCGTGCCTGACGTTGCGCCTGCCGGTCATCGCGCGGAGAATCCCGTAGTCGGCTTCGTCGCTCACGACTGTGCCCGGTCTGCTATAGTCATGACAGATGACCTTTCGCCTGGTCGTTCATGAAGAAACCTCTCTTAGGTGGGGATCGTTCTTCAGCAGCCACCCGGACGTCCAGCCGGGTGGCTGCTACTTTTTTGCCTTCCTGATCCTAACAGGCAGCCGGGCAGGTATCAGTAACCATGCGCACGCACTCGTGGAACCGCCCTATCCCGCTGCCAGGCAGCGGCGACAGCAGGATCTGCGTCCGCTGCCAGGGCCACTTGCGCTGGATGCCGGACGAGTACTGGTGGCACCCGAAGGGTCACTACAACAGGGACCCGCTGGTCCTGGCAAAGATCCCAGAGTGCGAAGCAGAGCCCTGGTTCCCGCACTAGGACAAAGTCCCCTGTCTCAGAGACCGGCTAGAGACAGGGGACCTGGCGGCTCCGGCTTGATCATGACACCAGGAGAAGCCGCGCCCTCATAGTACCGACTCGTACGCTTCCAGCCACCGGTAGGCGTTGCGCTGGATTGTCATCCCCTGCGTGTAAGCTCTGCACTCTTCCAGCAGCCGTTTCCGCTCGGCAGGGTCGAGCAGGGACCTCAGTGCCCGGTACCAGTCGGCGGCGGAGGCACACCGCAGTCCCGGGTAGCCCTCGTACGCTGCTGCGCCAGAAAATACAGGCACTATCCCGAGCATGGAGTACTCAGTGACCTTCAGGGCGCTCTTAGAGGCGTTAAAAGCTGAACGCTGCAGCGGCGCGAGGCCGATGTCCATCGACAGCGACTCGTAGTAGCGGGGAACGCTCATCTGCCAGGGAGTGAACCTCACCCGGCCCCGCACCGAGCCAGGCAGCATCTTCGCGAACTCCGCCCCGACGAAGTGAATCAGCACGTCCCGGTTGCGGGTCAGGAACTTCCCGGTCCCGGCTGCCGGCTCGCCAGCCCAGTCGCCCGCGTGACTGGCAGACCCGCCGAAGCCGATCGTCAGTGCCTCAGTCGGCTTGCGGCTGACGGAGAGGATCATCTCGTCCGGGTAGTTGGGGATGACAGCCACGTTCGGGTTGATCTTCCGCAGCACCTGCGCGAGGGGCTCTGTCGTGGTGGTGACCAGGTCGGCTGCCTCGCAGCAGCGCCTCAGCCTTCCCAGTCTCGGCTGGTCCTTAACGTAGAAGTCCCAGGCCTGGGAGTTCGAGCGGTCGATCTGCCAGAGGTCGTCGTCGATCTCGAAGACAAGACGGTACTTCCTCAGCCAGCGGGGCTGAGCGGCCAGCTTCAGCCACTCGTCGTGCGGCCCCTGGTTGCTGACCCGCTGCCCGACGATGACGTCGAAGTCCCTGGCATCGTGCTTGCCGCTGAAGAGAACTTCATGCCCTTGCCGCTTCAGTTCACCGAGCGGGAGGAAAATCCGGTAGTAACCGCATCCGGTGCGGTCCCCGGCCATTCCGAGGATCTTCACCGGTAAAGGCACGGTGCCCAGGTGTCGACGGTGAGGTCAGGGGTGTGCACCCACTGCACGCCTGCCGTCATCCACTGGGAGACCAGGTCCCAGGTGCTGAACGATGCCCACGGTCCCCAGTCCATGATGAGAGCCAGCCCTGCCCGGTAGACCAGGGCGGAGGCCGCGATGCCGTCCCTGGAGGGAGGGTCAGTGCCGATCTTCCGTTCCTCCCCGAGTGAGCGGTGCTCCCGTGCGATCGTATAGCAGAACCCTGCCTCCGGGTGAATGGCCATGGACTCGGCCAGCAGCAGCAGGTGCTCCGGCATCCAGGCGTCTCCCTCACCGATGACCGCGATCAGGTCGGCGGGGCCGCCTGACCAGCGCTTCGCCAGGTCCGCCAGCACATGGCCTCCCTGGCAGCCTTCCCGCTCGCAGTCGTCTAGCCCGGTCAGCCACTCGTCCGGCGGCCGGAGCTGGCCTCGTACGGACTGGGCGGTGACAGTTTCCAGCAGCGCCAGTTTCCCCTTGCTGACAGTGAGCGCGGTAACGATCACCAGCGGTCACCCCTTCCTGATGTGTTCATCCCGTTATGATTCCAGATGAACGTTTCCTCGGGAAGGTGCTCGAAGCTCGCGCCCCAGCTCAGCAGCGCCAGCCAGAGTCCCCAGTCGTCGTAGTTCCCCCCGTCCGGGGGACGCTGGAAGCCGCCTGCCTCCATCGCCAGGCGAGTCCGTACCAGGCTGGTGGTCTGGATGTAGGACCGCTGCCGCAGCACGCCAGGGTCGAACGGCTTGCCGTACTGCGGCTCCGTCTTAGTGAACTCCGGGAACTGCGGCACCACCGGGATCGAGTACACCACGTCAGCGCCTGATTCCCGCTGCCTTTGCTCCAAGGCCCTCAGGTGGTGCGGAAGGAACTCGTCGTCGCTGTCCAGGAACGCGGTGAACTCGGTGGTGACCTGGGAAAGCGCCCGGTTCTTAGTCGCCGCAGCGCCAATGTGATCATGGTCAATGGCGACAACTATTGCCTCCGGCTGACGTTCCTGCATGCACACTGAGTGCAATGTCACGGGAAGGGTGGTATTCACCCGGGGGGTGTGCGCGGAAATAGCTACGGTAATGTAGGGCATCAGGAGTCGTATCTCCGGTGATGTGAACTACACAACGGCATGAAGTCATTCACGTCCGGCAGGTACTCATGGCTGATATTTGCCCACTCCATCAGGCCTCTGCACGTCTCGTCCGCATGCGTGCACGGGTACCACGAAGCAGGACCACGAGCCCTGCGCACTCTGGAATGAAGACCAAAATACTGAACATCATCACCGATCCACTTACCTGATTCAGCTCCGCTGGCATGAAGTTCGGTCGGCTTAACTTTCTTGTTAAACTCAGCCGTCTTTTCACTGCGAACACATCCGCAATTAGTGGACAACCTGCGCACAAGATTGCTTAGCAGCACTTGCCTAATCGTCTTCTGCACACAAGAACAATGACACATTACTGCTAGACGAGTTGCACGACCGGAGCCAACCGTAAACTCTTCACTAATTACTCGCCAACGGCCGATCACAGTATCTACCGGAAGGTATTCTATAGTTCGTGGCCTTCCCATAGACAGCCTCACCCCCAAGAAGTGTAATTACTCAACACAGTACCCAAAGATGTAGAGAAGCTCTGTACAGGAGTAATTGTAGCAAGGCAGCTATCGTCGTCGTAACTGTACGCTCCTACCGGGAACCGGATTTTACCTGCGGTGACCTCACCGCCCTGGGGGGCGTCCATGCAGTACAGCTGGCAGACCATGCCGGCCCGTGCGGTAGGCAGGTCCACCGGTGACCCGCCCAGGTTGCGGAGCTGCCCGTACCTGATGCTGAAGGGACTGACGAACGCGGCCCGGGTGTACTTCTGCATCACCATCTGCGCCAGGTCCTGCGCGTACTCCGTGGTGATCTGCCCGGCGGGGCTCAGGTCCAGGTACGCCTCGAAGGTGCCGTGGACGCCCGCTGCGGCAGCGTTGACGTAGGAAGTTGTATCGTAGACGACATTTCCCTGCAAGTCGTCGAACAGGACGTACTTCACCCACAGCGTGGTGCAGTCCCCGAACAGCGTCCTGGGTACCGGGTCCGTCGTCACCAGCAGGTTGGTAACCACGTACGGGAGCGGCCCGGTAGCCAGGGTGCCGAACCGGTCGACCGACCAGGTCTGCCCGTTCTTGGACGTGACCGAGTTCATGTGGTCGGTGATGCTGGAACTGGCCGGGTCCAGGGGAATCGACGGCAGGAAGCCAGCGGCGATCCCCGGGTTCTTCCAGTCGAGTCCCCGGCTGATCGCTGCGTCGACGGGGGAGTTCAGCGACTGGTCGTAGACCGTCAGCCACGTCCCGGTGTGGGCACTGGCGCTGGCCGGCAGGCTGATGGTGTACCCGGAGCCGGGGACCGTAGCCGTGATCACGGTGCCGTCCTGAATGCCGGAGCCCGCGATCGACAAGTTCAGGTCGGCACTGACCGCGAACGGGTCCAGCACCGTAGTGCTGTTGTAGGTGACGGTGATCCCGGAGTTGTCGTTGCGCACCGGGTACCAGGCGGCGAAGTCACCGCCCGTCACCCCGCGCCCGGTGGCGATGACCGTCCAGCCGTCCGGTGAGGGAGCGGGCTCCGCCAGGCGGCCCGTCCATACCTCCAGTGCCCCCCGGACGACCTGCACCTTCCGGCCGGGATTCAGCGCCGCCGGGCGGTCAGAGGCAGGCCGCTGCAGCAGGCAGGACATCACCGCGTCGCCGCCGGGCAGCACGCTGCCGAAGTTGAGGGAGCCGACATGGCCGAGCGAGCCCATCCAAATCTTGGTGCCGACAGCGCCGTCCGGTGCGTAAGTGCACACCTGGCAGGCATCGGAGTGGGCGGACATCCTACGAGCCCTCCAGGACCAGGACGGTGATCCCGGTGTGCGTGGACCTGATCAGGGCATCTCCGGAGATGCCCGCCCACGAGGCCCGCAGCTTGGCGGTGTAAGTGCCAGCCGTCACGTTGGCGACGTACCAGGTACCGGACAGCGCGTAGCGCCCGGTGGTGCCGTTCAGCACCACCTGAGGGGTCTGGTCGCTGCCGTTCCAGTTGCAGAAGCCGACGAGGGCGTTCGTGGTGTCGGCCTCCGCGTCGAACACCCCGGTGATCAGCACGTCCGACCCGGTGATAGTCACCGTAACGCTGACCGTGGCACCGGGAACGTCTGCCTCCGTGGTGAAACTGGCCAGGTTGCCGGAGGCGTTCGCGTGGTAGCCGTGCGGGGCCAGCGGGGTCCCGTGCACATGGTCGCTGCGGCTGACAGACGTAGCCGACCCGTTCGCCGGGGCCCCGCCGTAGACAGCCTGGGAGGTGACATTGCCCAGTGCCCCGGCGGCAGGAGTGCCGTGTGCGTGATCGCTGTGGCTGACTGTTCCCGCCGTGCCGTTGGACGAGGCAGCCCCGGCGGTCGTCTGCGCGGTGACATTGCCGAACACGGTGCTGTTCACGGCACCGGCCAGGTTGCTGACCTGGTGCTGGACCGCGTCCAGCCGGGAGCGGATATTGGTGAGCTGCTGGGCGGGAGTGATCATGACAATCTCTCGGACCACCAGCGCGGGAAGTACGAGCCCGCGATGCCAGGCCCTGACGGCAGCCCGTAGACGAACAGCAGCCCGTTGCCCGGGTCCACCGTGATCGGCCCGCCGGAGACCTGTGCCCACTGCAGGACGTTCACTGTCCGGTTACGCAGGCTGACGCTCCCGCTGATCCGGCCGATGTCGTCAGTTGCTGACGGCTCGTCAAAGTACCAGTTGTCGTACGCCATCGCCCCCGGCAGGTCCACGTACAGCAGCTGGCCGGCAGTGTCAATGAAGAGGATGTCCTGCAGCCGGTCCAGGGGATGGTCGGAGTTCCAGGCCACTTCGAACACGGCATCGACGTTGTCCGGCGGGATCTCCCCGACCGGCAGGGTGACCTCCCCGATGGCGACCAGTCCGTTAGGGGCGTCGACCGCCGGGACGAAGGTTCGCTGCGGCAGGGGGTAGCAGGCCATCGCGCTGGCAGAGCCCGGGTACTCGTACTGGCGCACGGTCACGTTCACCGTGTGCTCGTCACTGGGGTTGTCCCAGTTGAAGCCGCTGGTCATGACCGTGTAGGTCCCGGACGGCCTGGCGTTCAGGTTGGGGATGAGGGACGGCCAGGTGTACCACGCGGACATCGGGGCGTCAGTGGCCGGTATCACGACGCAGGGATTCACCGTCGGGTCGGCATCCGGTCCCGGGCGGTGGACGATCACCGTGCTGGACGCCTGGACCAGTGCCGTGCTGGTCTGGGCTGCGGGCAGGTTAACCATAAGTTCACCTCAGATGACATTGATGCCTCCCACCAGCATCGGCTCCGGGCCGTACTCGGTGCCGGAGTAACCGCACGAGAAGTAAGCCAGCATGTTCTGGAGCTGCGTCGCGGTCATGACGTGCGTGCGCGAGTAGAGATTCGTCCAGGATGTCCCGTCAAAGGAATTGTCCCAGTACACCGTGCCGGAGCCGAGGTTGGTCTTCAGGGTCAGGGCAGCTGTAATCCACTCTGTTGATGACGGGTAAGTAGCCGTCACGGTGTCAGTGGTCGTACCGGTGGCGTACTTCCAGTAGGCATGTGCGGTGTAGCTGCCGTTAGCGACCTTGGACTTGCCGTTGCCAGGAGTTACCGCCTCTGCCCAGCCTGACGGTGCCGCAAGCGGGTCAAGGCCAGCGTAATTCGAGAAGAACGACACTTCCATGTCTCCGGCAATGGACATAGTTCCAGTGGCAACGGACGGCGTGGTGCTAGTGCCTGTCGCTATAGTGTCAGTGTCCAAAGTGTAATAACCCGGCGCGGACCAGGCACTGTAGGACAAATATGGTCCTGAAGAAATAGGCCAGTTACCGTGGTAGTCAAAGAAGATAGTATCGTTCGCCTTAGGACTCAGTGTCGTGCAGTTATTCGCCACCCAGACATTGAGAATACTGTTATTACTGCCCCCGCTGCTAGTAAGAACCCTTGTGTAAGAGTTTCCCCGCGAATCACCAAAACCAAGATTGACATTCGAGTAAGAATAGCCGGTAGCTACCAAGATAATTGCGTCACCGGTAGTAATACCTTGCAGCAACCCGGTGCCAATAGCAGTACCAGGCGAAATTGAAGGAAGTGCGGCGTGATTACCATTCAAGTCAACCGAACCGTTACTCCCGCCAAAGTTAGGGTCGCTCAGGTTCACCCAGCCCAGCAGGTTCAGCGGGAAGACAGGCGTCCCGACCCTGATCCGCCAGTAAGGACCAAGGTTCGCGTACGACCCGTACGTGTCGATGACCAGCGTGCCCGCCTGGCACAGGTCAAAGTACAGAATCCCGCCCAGCACCCGCCAGCCGAAGTAATTGCTGGTGTCGTACTGCGCCCGGAACTGCGACTGGATGCCGCCCGCGCCCGTCCCGGGGATCTGGGAGACCTTGGCGAACAACGTGGAGTTCTGCATGTTAAAGACAGCCGGGGTGCTGGCCGAGCACCCGCTGCTGGTGCACGGCAGTGTCAGGTAGCCACTGGAAAACGATGCCGGGCTGACCGGGGTGATGGTGGTAGTAGCCACGAAGCCTCCCTATGCCAGTCCGACCTGAAGTGAAACCGGTGCGGGAGCGGTGCCCACCACGCCCTGCAACTGGTAGCAGATGCCCCGGGCCGGCAGCGTAGTCTGCGCCGTAGTCGGCGGCACCGCGTTCAGCCCGGCCAGGAAGACGTCCGAGCCCGCCACGTAGCTGTTAACCGAGTTGGTGACCTGGATAACGCAACTGGCCACCGACGAGTAGGCGAACGACTGGCCCTGCGGGATCGGCGTGCTCACCTGGTACCAGACCGGGTGGTTGGTGTCCCGGCTGGGACTCTTGTGCCAGGTCTGGCCGAACGTCATCGAGTGCGTGGTGGAGTCCGTCAGCGTGTACTTGACCGCCAGGTTCCCGTAGTCGGACGTGGAACCGGTGGGAACCAGCTGAGCCCCCGGGCTCAGTGCGGTGCCGATCCACTGGCTGATCGCCGTCATCCCGGTCAGGTTCAGGTTGGACAGCACGGAGGTGTAAACAGCCGGGACACTCGTCAGGGGATTAGTCCAGTGCGCTGCGGCCCCGACCGGCGAACTAGCCGTCGCCTTGCTCCAGCCGGTGCCGGTGACCGTGCCGAAGGTGTCCAGCACGATCGGCGCGTACGAAGTGGAGAAACCCCCGACGCCCCCGGAGAACGCCAGCGCCTGCGGGAAGTACGACCGCCCGAACGGCATCGCCGGAATCGTCAGGGTCAGCTTGCAAGTGTGCTGGCGCTCAAAGAGCACGTTGTACTCCGGCTTGGACGCCTGCGCGCGGAAGCAGTCGAACAGCATCGGCAGGCCGCCCTCCTTCAGCCACTGCACCGGGAAGTCCTGCTGGTCGACCAGGGCCATCAGCAGCTCCCTGGCAGCCAGCACGATCGTCCGGGTCGGCGCTGAGATGCCCACCGGGATCACCAGGGTCCGGTTACTGAACCGCCGGCCGACCGGGCGCTCCCCGTTGATCATCAAGGTGCCCAGAATCGCGGTGACCGGCTGCGGAGCCCCCAGGTCGTAACCGGGGAACAGCTGGTAGACCGCGCCCAGGCAGCGAGGGTCAGCCGACGCGATACCGGAGGGGCCACCCATAAGTTCCACTTGCCCGGCAATAATGAGGCTGTCTGGCACGCTCTGTCACCCGCCATATCCGGAACCGGTTGAGTAGAGTGCCCGGCCTGACGAGCTGGTGGACACGCTGTTGAGTGCCTGCGCGAGGGACCCGCCGGTCCTGCCGGGAGATGCCTCAAGCGCGGCGAGAATACGCTCCAGCAGCATGACAACGGAACTGTCATCCGCCTGGGCGGTGTGCGAGTGAGCAGGCTCGGCGGGCCGGGGAGCGGGAGACGACAGGCTGGACGGCATCGTCCACCCCTTACGGTCAAGAGGGCCAACGGCAGCCTGCCCGCCAGCCGCAGCAGCGTGCGGAGCGGCGATCCCAGGGACATTGTGCCTGACCAGGATAGGAGCGGCCACTGACAGCACCTCGGGCACCGCTGCCTTCGGCACGATCAGCTCACCAGGCATCGTGTTGATGAGCACGCTGTCCTTGTCAGGCACCCCGCCAGAGATCATCCCGCCGGCTGCCCCGGCCTTGTTGCAGTCACCGTGACATCCGCCGCCTACCGTGCCGCCACCGCAGAAACCGGGAACAAGCAGGCCGTCAGCAGCCCCGGCCTTGTCACAGTTGCCGCCTACCGTGCCGCCACCGCAGAAACCGGGAACAAGCAGGCCGTCAGCGGCTGCGCAGCACTCCGGCAGGCCAGGGTGCCCGCAGTTGTCAGGATTCTGCTGCTGCTGATCAGGGGGCAGGCCGCCTTCGGCCACGCACTTGCTGACACCGGAGCCGGACCCACTGCCAGAACCACTGCCAGAACCACTGCCAGAACCACTGCCAGACCCAGAGCCGCCAGTACCCGTCGGGTACTTACAACCATAGGAACATGCCCCGCCGGGACCCGACACAACCTGTACCGCAGAGCCGCCTCCTGGGCAGGGATCGGCTGGCGGGCATCCTGTGCTGCCTCCAGTGCCACCACCCCCTCCAGGGCCAGTGCCAGTAGGAGGCGGGGTAACCTGCGTTACCGGGGCACAAGCCGCCCCGACGATACCACCAGCTGCCGCGCCGCCCCGGGTGACAATGGTGATGACCTTGGTGCAGGGCGCGCACAGCCTGTCCAGCTCAGCCGCCGCCTGGCCGCCTGGATCAGTGGCATGCGCACTGATCATGACACTGCGGTTCCGGGACAAGTTATTCATCTCGGCGTCGACCGCATCCGGGTCCACGTGCGCGAAGATCGTGGTATTGCGGTTCCGGGACAAGTTATTCATCTCGGCGTCGACCGCATCCGGGTCCACGTGCGCGAAGATCGTGGTATTGCGGTTCCGGGACAGGGTGTTCATCTGCGCGGCGACAGCGTCCGGGTTAAGGTGAGCGAAAATCGTAGTATTACGGTTCTTGTCAAGGGTGTTCAGCTCAGCCGCTACCGCGTCACGGTCCAGGTGGGCAAAAATCGTGGTGTCACGGTTCTTGTCAAGGGTGTCCAGTTCCTCGGCTACCGCATCCTTGTCAAGGTGAGCGAAGATCGTGGTGTCACGGTCGTGCGCCAGGTCGTCAAGCTCAGCGGAGACAGCGTCCTTGTCCAGGTGGGCGAAGATCGTGAGATCACGGTCGTGCGCCAGCGCGTCCAGCTGCTCCTGGATGTCGTTTTCCGCGAGGCGCGGCTTAACCTCTACGTAGCACTCGGAAAGCGGCCCTGGCATCAGCTCACCCCGTTGATCACGACGGGGGACATGCCGAAGCTGGCGCTGCGAGCCCTGATCGACGCGGCCCTCGCCCTGGTGCCCGCAAAGTCGTCGTTCAACTCGAAGTCAAACCTCTGACGGTCGTCAGTGCCCATGTTCCGCACGTGCATCTCGTACACGATGCCACACGCCCGCCGGATGCCGATCACGTTCATCCACTCAGCTCCCGCAGGGTGTCTGCCGTCACCGGCTCGAAGCGCGGCTTCGATTCCGATCCCTGCCCTGAGGACTTCCGCTTCGAACTGGCTGAAGTTGCCGTCCCTGACTGCCCATCCGATGAGCCGCCAGACGGCTCCTGCGCTTTTCCCGACTCATCAGCAAGAACGGCATTGATCATCTCCATCAGCGCGTCCTGCTTAACGTGCTGGCGGATCGTGCTCTCCTTGAACCGCTCCAGCTCCTGGGCGGCAGTGCGCTCAGTCACCGGGTTAGCGGCGACGATCTCCGTCAGGAAGGCCATGGTGGCAGCCGAGTGGTCTTCCGTCTTCCCGGACGCGTGCGCCTGCGCAAGCATTCCGAAAGGCGTAAAGCCCACGTCGGAATTGACGTAGAACTCGTCCTTGTCCGGCCCGAGGTAGACCGTCGCCGGCTCGTCGTCCTGCCGGGCCTCAGCGGCAGCAGATCCGAACTCCCCGATGACACGCGGCATCAGCTAACTCCTTCTTCGTGACAAGAATAGTAACTCTATGTCACCATGCAGTCCCTGCGAGGTACCAGCGCCAGGGCACCACCTGAGTGGAGGTGTAGCCGTTGTTCGTGTCAGGGTTGGTAGCGGGCAGCTCGCCCTTCAGCCCGATCGACAACTCCTGGGCATTGGGGTTCTTGTCAAAGTGGGGGCTCACGACCGAGTTAACGCCCTGGTAGATGAACACCACCTCGTCGTCGTTCTCCGACTGCCAGCCGAGCATCGAGCGAACCTCCTTGCCCACCAGGGGCGCGGAGAACCCGGTGATGACGTTGGCCCCGGTCCCGGAGGTGGTGTAGTTGCCGCCCGTGCCCGCCAGGGTGTTGGCGTCCGCCATGTTGAAGGCGAAGGCGAGGTTCACCTTGCTGATCTCGTTGAGGACGCACGAGCCCTCGATGCTGTCCCCGGTGCCCAGCACGTGGGTCGCGTAATACGACTCAGCCGGCACGAAGTCAGAGAACGTCGGCGTGCGAGAGACGGTCAGTCCTGCGGACGTTCCGCCGACCGCGAACCACCCGGTCCAGGCCTGGGTGAACTTGCCTCCCACAACGGTGAGCGTCGGCACGGTGGTCCCGGCTCCGGACATGTAAATGGTGCCAGCCCCGAAGTGATTCTTGGTTGGGGTAAGAGTTGCGGTGCCCATCCTTTGGGCCTCCTTCTAGACGATTACCAGTCCGACGGGCGTGAACACGAACTCAAGCGAGAGCATGTAACGCGCTATTGCCGCCGGGTCATTGCCAGCGCGGCGCGGCTCTGCCATGCAGGTCACACCGTGCAGGTCCGCGCTGAGAAATCCACCGGGAATGGTGAAGATCCCGTGCGCGAGGTTGCCAAGGCAGGCGTCCCTGATCGCCTCGGCGGTAATGCTCGCCCGGTTCCACGCGGGGCGAGTGCTGTTGGGGGCTTTCGCCCAGGCGTCCACCTGCATCACCGCGATACGGGTGGCGATGTACGGGCTGGGCATGCCGCCCAGTGAGGCTGACACGGTGACGAAGTCCTGTCCGGGCCAGTCTTTCGGCTGCGGCAGCGTAGTAGCCACCTCAGTCGCTGCCAGCTCTGGCAGGCTCTTCAGCCAGGCCACCGCCACCTGGAACGATCCAGGTCGCTTCTGCACGGTCATCAGGGACCTCCTGTCGTAGGCGGCGGCGCGGGCGCAGGTGCCGCAGCCGGGCCAGTGACCGGCGATGTGACTGCCGGCTGCTTGCTGGCAGCCTGAACAGCCGTCATGGTCAGCCTGATGACGACCTGGAGGCCATTCACGCCAAACCGTAGAATCCCCCCGGCTATCCAGAAGAACAGACGGCCCGAACGGGCACCGCTAGAACCACGTGAAACAACCCGGGCACCACTGGAACCGCCAGTCCCGGAGCGGCCACGACGACCGAACCGTACCCACGTGCCGTCGTTCTTACGGTAACCACTCGCACCTGCTGCTACTGCGTCTGCCCTGAGCAGGCGGTTAACCGCAGCATTAAGGCTCTTGGCGGTGTGAGGAGCCTTAGGAGGAGCACCCTTAAGCAACGCTGCAAACGCCTGCTTTTGTGCTTTCTTCTGGGCGGCGAGCGCCTGCTTTTGTGCTTTCTTCTGGGCGGCGAGCGCCTGCTTTTGCGTAGAAATCTGCTTCTTCTGCTCAGCCTCATGCTTCTTCTGCGTAGCGAGTCCGAATGGCTGCTCGATTCTAGCGCTGCCTTCTTATTGGCAAGCGTAAGCTTGAGATTATCGTGAGTTGTCAGCTTCTTCTGCGTTGCCTCATGCTTCTTGATATTGAGAGCAAAATTATCCTTGACAGAAACCTTAGGAGTAGCAGTCTTCACTTGCTCTATATCTATTTCCACTTCCGTGTGGCCGGCTTCATCAATGTTCTCCCTACGAGCAATAACCTTGAACTTCCCAGTCGCTAGCAGGTGTTCTTTCTCGAAATCAAACCCAGTATTGGCTACTGTCTCGATGTTAACAGACTTGGCTCCCTTCAGCCTAAACCCAACATGAACAGTTTTGCCTTCAGTAGAAGACAGTGAAAGGTCACCCTTCGCAAAACCCTCGGCAACACGTGGATCACGTGAGTATGACGAAACAGGATCAGTAAAAACAGAACCAACCTTCTTGTTCGCGAGGAACTTCTCAGCCTGCCGTGGAGTGAAGTTAAAACCACGGTAAAGAGTTGGTGCTGACGTAGTGCCCGTCTTGAAATGTTCAATGATAGCCCGAGCATCCCTGCAGTCCACTTCCGAACCAGTGCAGACGCGGCCAGCGGAAATTTCCATCATGGCGGCCCGAATTCCTGTCGAATTGTGCTTCCATGCGTAGATAGCTTCCTCGTACACCCTATTCTTACGCTGCGCGGCGGTAGGAGCCGGCCCGTCGACCTTGCATTCGCTGCACTCCCAGTGGTGGCCCAGATCACGAACTACCCTGGGCTTGCTGAGATCGCCCCAGTCCTTATAACACTGCGGACGCAGAAACGGAGAGGGAGTCGCACCGGGATGGTGAACGGTCTTGCCGAAGAACTGACCGGTGCAGTGATTGTGCAGTTGCCTGCCACTGTGTGAAGTGATGACGTGCGGCCTGGTGCCAAGCTCGACATAGCAGGCGTAGAACGCCGTGGCACCAAGGTAGATGTGGCAGTCCGCGTCCACGTTCACGTAGATGGACGCCTTCAGCTCACCAGGAGGATGGGGGTCGCCGCAGACGGCCACCGGGCAGTCCGCCTCGGCACCGGCCTTCATGCGCTGCGCAAGCTCCTCGATGCAGGGGCGGGCACACTGAATGACCTGCTCCTGCCAGCCCGCGTTCATCACGACCTGACCCACTACAGGGTTCCCCGCCTTCCCGGCTCTAGGGACCTCTGCCCAGTACTATCGGGCGTCAGGAGTCAAGCAGACGCAGGCCTAGCTCCACGTCACCGGGCATGAGCACGCTCCGGGTAACCACCGAGTCCACGGTGTAAATCAGCTTCGTCTTCTCGTCCAGCAGGCGGTCGCCCTTGCGGCAGTCGGTACCCGGCTTCAGCAGACCGGTCACGTACTCGACAAAAGCCGAGCGACCGGTCTCCGGCGAGGCCACGAACTTGGTCTGCTGAACCAGCGACGCTGGCACCCCGGTGGCCGCCGGCTGGCTGCTGTCAGCCTCGTCGTCGTCCTCGGTCTGGTACGTGCCCCGCAGGATCGAGCAGGTAGTGGTCGCGATGAACATCACTCACGTCCGCATCTGGTTCCAGGGTGCACCGAGGTCATCATTGATCGTCGGGTTCATCAGCCGCGCGTACGGGAACGGGCGCTGAATCTTGACACTACGCGATTTCAACCATGTCACCCAGCGAAGGCAGCGCCTGGCCATCGGCCCAATCACCAGCGCGTCGGCCAGCAGAGTCCCACTCGTCCCGGACTGGTTGACGTTGATCGCGTCATAGCTGCTGAACGTCCCGGGATTGTCCGTCACCCAGGCGGCCTCCCACGCGGTGGCACACTTCAGCCAGTACTGGTCCCGGTCGGTCAGCACGTCCTCTTCGGCTCCCAGGCCCACCAGCAGCTCGTACAACGGCCTGCCGATCAGGCCCTCGATCACGCTGTAAGCGACAGCCAGGTTCGTCTCGTTCACGTCCGTGCGACCGGTGACGCTGGTGACATCGGCCAGCGAGCAGAACGTCTCCGGTGGCGGCCCTGCCTGAGAGAACAGCGACGCCTGCACCGAGACGGCGATGAACCCGTCGGACGGGAACGTCTGCACACCGCCCGGGTACGACACCTGAAAGCTGGCCAGGTAGTTCCCCGGGATATTTGTGTCGCCGGGAGCCCAGATGTACTGGACGGTGCCGTCAGCAGGCAGCCCGGTCACCAAAGCCGATGCGTTCACCGCCAGGTTCTGCGATCCCTCGGCGGCCATCAGGAACTGCACGCCAATCGCCTGCGTCAGGTCGATCGGGTCCCCGAGCGCGTCAGTCAGCGACGTGGCCAGCACTGGCAGAACGTCGCCGCTCTTTATATAGAAATCAGTTTGCATTTCTTACTCACTCTCCCCTGCCAGTATCGGACTCCGCAGGACATTAGAGAATGTGGCGGAAGGACCGACCATTACCCGGCCCTGCTTTAGCGTCACGTAGCCCAGGCTCTGGCTATTGGTGCCGGATACTTCCGGCAGCGGCAATTGCACTGACCCGGCAGACGAGAATGCCTCAGTACCAGTGCCTGATGCCCTCATCGGCCGCATAGACAATGAGCCCGCGCAAGAGAACGACTGTCCTGTCCCTCCCGGCTCGGTAAGCTTCTTCAGCTTCAACAACCCGGTACCAGTAAAGACTTCCGAAGTGGTGCCAGCCTCAGTGAGCTTTCTGAGTGCCAGCGACCCGGTGCTGGTAAACGTCTCGGTTACAGTGCCTGCCGCTTGCAGCTTATGCAGAGACAACGACCCGGTACAGGTAAACGTCTCGGTACCCGCAGCCGCCTCAGCCAGCTTCCGGGTTGCCAGGGAACCGGCGGCTGCGAAGATCTCGGAGCTGGTGCCTGCCTCCGCCAGCTTACGCAGGGACAAGCTGCCGGTACTGGAGAACGACTGGGCAGCACCGGACTCGGTGAGCTTCCTGGCTGTCAGGCCACCAGTGCCAGAGAACGTCTCAGCACCAGTGCCAGACATCGACGGCCTGCGCAGAATCAGGCCGCCGGAGCAGGAGAACGACTGGGCGGTGCCCGACTCGGTGAGCTTGCGCAGTGACAGCGAGCCGAAGGCTGACCCTGCCGGTACCATAACCACGGCACCCTGCTCCTGTAGCTTCTTCAGCTTCAGCGAGCCCGAACAGGTGAAGATACCGACAGCGGAAGCGGTCACGGTCAGCTTGCGCAGACTCAGGCTGCCTGTGCTAGAAAACGACTGCACCGCCCCGGCTTCGGTGAGCTTGCGCAGACTCAGGCTTCCCGAGCAGAAGAATGACTGCGCTGTTCCGGCTTCGGTCAGCTTCTTCGGCTTCAGTGACCCCGTACCGGTGAAAATCTCAGTGCTGGTACCAGCCTCGGTGAGCTTCTTCGGCTTCAGGCCGCCGGTACTGGTAAACGTCTCGGTAACGGTTCCAGCCTCGGTGAGCTTCTTCGGCTTCAGGCTGCCGGTACTGGTAAACGTCTCGGTAACGGTTCCGGACATCAGCACCCTGTGCAGGGCTAGCGATCCTGCGGTCGCCTGGGGAACATTCAGCCATGCGAATTTAGCTGTCTTCGCGGTACTCGGCGGCCCCCATACCGTCGACCACACCCACACGTACAGCGAAGACAGGAGTACCGGATCGGCCGTGCTGTACTGGTTCGTCCAGCTCAGCCCGTTCGCACTGGTGTCAAAGTACAGTGTCCCTGCTACCTCGCGGATACGCAGCCACGCGTGGTTGACCGGGTCGAACGCCAGGAGGTGCCCTGGCCCTGTCCGGTTGCCGACACCACCGCCCGGGTTCCAGTAAACGGTCAGGTTGCCGGCCTCGGACACAAACCAGACAGAAACAGGTCCCCACTGATTCGGCTCGGTAGCAGTCGACTCCAGGACAAGACCCGACGAGGCACTCTCCCCGCTGATAGCGGCATCACCGCCATCTGGCATGTTGACTGTGACAGAACTGCCGGTCAGGTCGTAAGGAGCGTTCGATACCACCCCGGCATCGCTCCAGCTAGACAGGAACACAGGGTTGGAGACATTCAGCGTGCCACCGGACTCAGCCACGGTACCTCCGCCAGCTGTCCAGGAATTCCACTTGGTGCTGTCGACGGAAGAACCGGAGAACGGATCAGTCAGCGACAGCGTCTTGGGCAGCGTCAGCCCGGTCTCCGTCAGCTTCCGCAACGTCAGGGAGCCTGTACTGGTGACCAGCGGAATGTTAGTCCCGGCCATCTTCAGCTTCCTCGGAGTCAGGGAGCCAGAGGTGGTAACAGCAGCAGGCGAGGCGTTGAACACCGTACCCGCCAGCTTCAGCTTCCTCGGGGTCAGCGAGCCAGAGCTGGTAGGAATGACGGTACCAACAGCACCACTTATAGCCGCCAAGCCAGTCCAGGCCGATGCAGCTCCTTGAGACTGATCGGCAACGGCCATATTGTCAAGGTAATAAATACCAGTATTAGTCTGGCCAAACACCATGTACGGAGAGCTGCAAGTAGTATTCCCTGTGCCACTAGATGTCTGGTAGTCAATTTGCGTACCTGAACTGTTGAAAATCCATGCCTCAGCCAGGCCAGTGGTCGCGCTCAAGTGATAATGCGTCACCACACGGTACCACTGGCCAGCACTTATTACTCCGGCACCTATAGTCCAGATGCCAGTCTGGGAACCAGTAGTACCGGACGACGGCGAGTTTGAAACCTCCAGATTCCAGTTACTGCCGTTCGGAGCAAATGCCGTTGCAGCAGCAGCCACACCAACACTGCTTACTACGTCGCCGGCGCAACGAAAATAGCCGCCTGTCGCGGTGCTCGTTGGAATGTAGATCCAGGCACGTGTGTAAACATCAGTAGAACTGCCGGTATACGCCCAGTTCAGCTCACCAGTATTAATAGCGTAGCCCAGTGACCCGGATTGCGCTGCTGCCGTAGCGAACGTAGAATTCGCAAAAGCAATCGAATCAAAAGCGGTACCTGACTGGCCACCGGAATTCGCAGTGGTGACCACCGTAGTATTCGTACCACCCTCGGCAGTATTGTTCCGTATGTAGCCAGGTGAAGAAATCACCGGATTCTGCAGACTCAGCGAGCCTGAGCAGGTGACGATCGGCACGAACGGCGTACTGAGGCCGATGTTGACCTCAGCGGCCGACAGCGTAGCGGCGAAAGTCGGAGTTCCGGTGACAGCGGTCGTCTGGTAGTACCCGGCACAGGTAATGCCGGCGACGGTACCGGTGTCACCCGCTGTCCAGCCCGCCGTGATGCCGGAGAGTGTCTGCCCGGAGCCAGTCCATCCCAGGTTGACGATCCACAACTCATCAGCCATCTGCGTGGCGGTCGGCACCCCGACGTTGATTGCCGTGCTAGCCCCGGAGCTGGCCTTATTGGTCGCCCCGTCCACGGTAGGCACCGCTGGCCAGCCCCCGGTGGCGTACCACTCCGTCAGCTCCCACGCCGAAACGTACGAGCCGGTCCAGGACACGGCGAAACTGTGCGTAGTAGCTGTCGCCGTCATGGAAACGGTCTGCACCCGTAGGCTCGTGTTGCTGACTGCCCCGTTGTTGTGCCACCCGGACGGGAAGGTGGGCGTCGGGTTCGCGCCGATGCTGAGCCTCAGGACCAGCAGATTGCCGACCGCCACCGGGTTGGTCACCGACGCTGTGAAGCTGGTCCCTGCGGCAGCGGACCCGGAGTTGTGCTGGACCCTGGTGATCGTGGTAGCCATCAGGCATCGACCTCCACGAAGCCCCTGCTATCAGATACAGCCGTAAACCCTTGCACGTCAGGCAGGAAGGACGCCCGCTGACTTACACTCCCGGTCTCAGTCAGCTTATGCAGCCGCAGCAGCCCGGTAGCGGTGAAGATATCAGTGCCGTAGGCCCCGTTGCCGTACCCGCCGCCTCCGTAAACCCCGCCTCCGAACGTGGCTACCGTCAGCCTGCGCAGGTGCAGCGAGCCGGTACCGGTGAAGACCTCAGAGCCCGTGCCAGACTCAGTGAGCTTCCTCGGCTTCAGCGAGCCGGTACCGGTGAAGACCTCGGCTGCGGTACCTGCTGCAGCCAGCTTGCGGAGAACCAGGCCGCCAGAGCAGGAGACTGACTGGGCTGCCCCTGCCATGCTGAACTTGCGCAGGCTCAGGCTACCGGTACTGGTAAACGACTGAGCCGTGCCAGACATACTCAGCTTGCGCAGTGACAGCGACCCGAACGACGATCCAGCCGTAGCCGCTATACCGCTGCCCGACTCAGCCAGCTTGTGCAAGGTCAAGCCGCCGAAACAGGTGAACGTCTCGGTGCCTGTGCCAGACTCCGTCAGCTTACGCAGAGACAACGAGCCAGTAGAGGCAAATACTTCTGAGCCAGTGCCAGCTTCAGCCAGCTTTCTGAATGCCAGCGAGCCAGTAGAAGCGAAAATCTCCGAACTAGTGCCCGCCTCGATCAGCTTACGAGAGGACAACGAACCTGTACTGGCGAAAACCTCAGTTGCAGAACCTACTTCAGTAAGTTTGTGCAAACTCAGTGACCCTATACTGGTAAACGCCTCCGAGCCAGTACCAGACTCCGTCAGCTTACGCAGAGACAGCGAGCCGGTAGAGGCGAAGATCTCCGACCCGGTACCTGCTTCGATCAGTCTCTTTACTGCCAGCGATCCGGTGGAAGCAAAGATCTCGGAAACAGTGCCTGCTTCAGTAAGCTTGCGCAGAGACAGGCTGCCCGAGCAGGTAAACGTCTCAGCTGCGGTCCCGGACTCAGTGAGCTTCTTCAGGCGCAGCGAGCCGGTGCTGGTAATCGCCCCGCCAGACGACGGCAGTGCGACAGCGTCGAACAGGATGACCCCGGCCTGGCCGTCTGGCCAAGGGAAGACGGGAACCTGCGCCTGCGAGGCCCCGATGACCTTGACTACGCTGCCGTCCAGCGGGAGCACTACAGCCATGGTCACCTCACCAGCACGTGAAGATAACAAGCCCGTTGCCGCCGTAGCCGCCAGCGCCACCGGTAGAGCCCCCGCCGCCTCCGCCGCCTCCGCAGCCGATGGCACCGTTCCCCCCGGCCCCGCCGGTTCCGGCGAAGTTACCCCCTCCGCCGCAGCCTGCGGTGAAAAGCAGCGGGACCCTGACCGCCCACCCGTCAGAGCCGCGCCCTCCGGCAGCGACACCTCCGGCACAGGCGGGATATACCCCAGCCTGGACAACAAGACCCCCTCCGGCCCCGTTCGCGCTGCCCGTCGTACCGCCCCCTCCGGCCCCGGACATGGTGATCCCGCCAACAACGGCATTAGCACCACCGACAGTGGCATTCCCGGTAGCGCCTGCCACGCCGATCAACGCGGAAAGGTTGCCCAGGTTAGCCAGGCAGAGGACGCCTGCACTAAGGCCAGCAACCCCGCCGTTATTGCCAGCGGCCCCGCCAGTCGTCGCCGTGCCGGCCAGCCCGCCGCCGATGCCGCTGCCCGGCTGCCCGGAAGCCGTCACCACAGCCAGCGGGTTAGGTGCCGCCCCTGCCGCAGTCGGAACAGTGGAAACGTACGACACACCGCCAGCCGTACCTACCCCGCCTGCCGCAGCCCCGGCACCGCCAGGGGCCACCCACACGTACAAGGTGTCCGGGAGGAAGGCTGCCGCCACGGTGAATACCGAGACACCGCCGTTCGAGCCGCCAGCACCGCCGCCTGCCTGCGTCGCGCCGCCAGCCGAGAAGCCACCCCCGCCTCCGCCTGCCCCGGGGATACACAGGATGCTGAGCATCCGGGCATAACGCGGCTTCGACCACGGCTGAGAATCGCCGGTGTAGTTGAAAACCTGCTGTGCCGCCCCGGCGTCAGCAAGCCCGAAAACGTCCATCCCTAGTAATCACCGCCAATGCAGGAGACAACATACCCGGCCGCCACCGTCGTGCCGAGCACCACGTTGACCTTAAAGCCAGTAGGAATAGCGAAGTTCAGGTTCAGTTCAGCACTCTGCAATGCGGCGACCGCGCTAATCGTCGTGGCGGGAAGCGTCAGCTCAGAGATCATGGCGTTGTTCGCTACCGTCGCGTTCGTACTCCCGTTGTTCAGGAACACCCGCAGCACGGAAGCGATGTTGGTACCAACCGGGCGGGCGATCAGCCGCTGAAGATACGAGCCGTTCGTCCCTGCCGTGAAAACAGTCAAAACAGTTCCGGTGCCGTCATAGGCGGTGTTCTGCGTCTTCAGCGGCCCTGCCGTACCGCCGTTGCCGTCAGCAGCTCCCCACGCCACATCCGGAACCAGGGTGAAAATCGGGTTGGTGTTCTGTGCCATCACTGGCTCCTAACTCATCACGAACGCAGGCAGGTTGGAAAGTGCCCCGGCACCGGACGGCGTAATAGGCGTCGGCAGGGCCGTGTAAGACCCGGCCACGTTGTAAAACCCCGACAGGAGATTTGCCGATGTAAGTCCAAGGTTAGTATTAGCGCCAGCACTAACCGAACCTGCAGCGGCAAAAGTAGGACAGGTGGTCATCGCTCCTATAACCAGGCCAACCCGGTACAACGTTCCGACTGTTACCGCTAGCGGAGTACTAAGCGCTGCTGCCCGTACTGCTGCTGTCATCATGTTGGTACTCTGATCAGTCGAGCACGACCCGAGCAGTACCCCGGCCATTGAGTAAATGCCAAGGAACGCATTAGTCAAGCCTGCGCCAGCAATAGACACAATGTAATTGATATTGTTTATGTTTCCGGCGGCTGGTGTCTTGAATGTCCAGAACAGCAAACGCCCGGCATACGTAGCTGCTACGTACGTAGCAGTAGTAGCAGCCAAAGCCGGGTTGACTGTCCACCCGATAACCCCCAGATCAGACGGCTGAAGGCTGCCACTGCCCCCTCCCACGCCGCTGACCGCAGTACTGACAAACTGCGTCGTCGCCAGCTTAGTGGAGTTGTCACCCGCCGTCTGCGTCGGTGCGGTCGGACCACCCAGGAGCCCGGCGTTGGTCAGCGGGGCGAACAATGCCGGGTTGGTGTCCAGGTTAACCCAGGCAGCACCAGTGTAGACAGACAACAGGTCACCGGCTACCGGAGTGACGTACACGCCGGTCGATACCGTGTAGTTGACGTAATTACGAACGGATATCTGCGCCTGGTTAGCTGTAGGAACAATACAACTGGTCCTTGCCCCACCCGCCGAGAGGTTATCGAACGTGACCACCCCGGGCCTGTTAGAAGCGGACCCAGTGATAACGAACGTGCCAAGAACATAGCCGCCGTTCACGGTATTCTGGACATTAGTTGCATTGAAGTTCTTGAAGTGCCAGATACCTCCGTAGATATTAGCTATGACATTGCCTGAATTCAGGTTGCCTGTCTTTATCTCGACATCCTCGAATGACACGGGCACCGGAGTAAAGCCACTGACAGTTGTCAGGAACTGGTTACAGCTCTGCGACTGAACATTCCGGATAGAGCACTGCGACCCGGGATTCATGTAGAAGTCAGAGAAGTTATTTGCCGGCTGCGCGCCGTCTAGGGAAAGACTGGAGGCATTAATCTTGTAACCATAGTAGAACCCGGCGGCATCAATGCCGAGTCCTACGTGATCATAGTTGTTGGCGAACGTCCCGTTACCAAACACAAAGCCGTTCACCGAATTGCCTGTGGACGCCCAGTTCCCTGGATACTGAGCCCCGCTCAGGTTGACGTTGACCAGGACAGTACCGTCAACCTGAGCCGAGGCATTTCCGGCCAGCGAGAAGTAAGTGATGGCATTGGTAGCCTTGATCCAGATGTTCTCGAACTTGTTCCCGGTCGTGCTCCGTGCCGAGCTGGCCGCGACGTAGTCAAGCCTGATCGCGTCCTGCATCTGCTCGGTAGTATCACCCTGAATATAGAAATCCCGGAATACCCCGTTGGCCGCACCGTTGATGAACAGGCAGGCCTTAGTGAACCCAGTTCCGGAGGGCATAAGCCGCGACTGCTGGCCATCCCCGAAGAAGGTAAATCCCTGAGTCGACACAATGTTCAGGTCGGCGGTTACCTTGTATATCCCGGTCGGCAGATAGACCGGGGCGATAGGAGCACGGATCGTGGTAGCCGGGTTAGCTGCTCCGGTAGCGGCGGCAATAGCCGCGTTAATCGCCGCTGTATCGTCATGAATTCCGTTGCCTATAGCCCCGTACTTCGGGTCTTTCACGTTGATAACGTCAGAAATACCGTTCACCTGGGCGGCGGACCCGTCAGCGTTATGCGCGGCCAGCAGCCACGCGTTGAGCTGCGTACCCCAGCTATTGGCACTGCCGCCGACCGTGGGAAGCGAAGGCGTAGTCATGTCTCAGCTCCTCCAGGACGGTTTCCTACGCGGTGAGCCCCTTACTGTTCAGGCATCACGATCGTGAAGGCCGAGCAGCTCACCGTCGCTCCCAGGCTGATCGCGAGGGAGTTCAGGTTCAGGTCCGCACCAGAGGTGCCCACCGACCCGTACGCGTGCACCGTGGTCCCGTTGGACGCCTCCAGCGTGAAGTACCCGGCGGTACCAGACGCCGCAGCGGTAGCATTGGTGATCGCGTTAGCGGTCGCCGTCACCAGGCGTGATCCTGCTGTACCGGAGGCCACGGCCGGGGTAATGAAAGCGGTCGCATTCAGCACCAGGTCAGCCAGCAACGTGCCGGTAATCGCGGAGTTCGCATCAGTCGGCTGCGCCCCGGTGTAAATCTTCAGGTGCCCGGTGTTGAGCAGCCCGGTCACCGCGTTCACCGCAGCGATTACCGCAGCGTCACTGAACATCGGGCTGTTAGCCATCCGAATCGTCCTCCTGCTGCAGGGCCGCGATCAACGGGAGGGTGATACCGCCACTGCACGTTATCGCAGATGGCGCTACTTCCTGCCCGGCCTCGCCGTGGCCCTCGTCGCTGTCCTGCACGTACTTGTCATCTGTCATTTCCGGCTCCTTTCCGGTAGACCGGGCGGGCACGGGCTCCAGGCCTCTTGCACCCGCCCGGGGATCTGTCAGGCTCCGGAGTACTCCAGCACGGACCAGGCCTGCGGGAAGCCGGTGTGGTAACCGCGCCGCGAGCGGTACATCAGCTCGATGGTGTCCTTGCCCGGCAGCCGTTCCTGCTTCGTCTCAGGACCAGAGCGGACACCGAGGATCAGGTGATCGCGGTTGCCGATGAACATCAGCGGGTTACCAGTGGGAGAGCTGGACGGCACTCCGCCGGTCGCCACGCGGGCACCCAGCGACCAGAAGACCGGGGTATCCACGATCGACGGCACCTCGCGGGCGGTCGCCTCTTCTGTATAACCGGTGACGGTCGTCAGCCCTGCCGCGTCCCGGAACATCGGCTGCCCGGTGGTCGACAGGACATTGCGCAAGAGGCGCTTGAACCTGGGATGCGCGATCACGACACTGCGGGACTCGCTGAAGAACCGCGACTCCTGGTAGAGACCGAACGCGGTCATCAGCGTGGAATAGCCGCCGGAACCGGTCAGCGTGGACACGGTAGCGTAGTTGGCGTTGGCGGTGTAGCCCGCGCCCGTGTCGCTGGTGGTGACCGCTGAGTAAAGCGAGGTAAACGGGGTCGCCGTCTCCCGCACGCCCGCACCGGTAGCGCCCAGGCAGGCATTGTCCAGGTGGATCGCGTACGACCCGGCCCAGTCAGCGCCACGGGTGCTGATCACGTCGATGATCCCGGCCAGGTCTGAGAGGTCCTCGTCCGTCAGCGGGACACCCTGGGCGAACTTGCTCGCCTGCAGAGTCACCTCGTCGTCAGTGGAGGTGTCGTCCGTGTACGCAGTGTTCCTGGCGGTGACCGTGGAGCCGACCCCGCCGGAACGCGGAACGGCGCGGGCATTGGTACCCATGAGAGCGCGGCGGGCGCAGAACTCTACTGCCGATGACTGCACAATCCTGGTAATGACACCGGAGTCCATTTCAATGGGAATCCAGTTGTCCTCCGCGCGGTATGCCACGGAGCCTCACATCCTTCCGTTCGAGCTTTGTATCACAGTTAGCCGTCACGGCTAGATCGCCTCACGCGGTCTGAACTCGTACTATCGGATAATCTGCATCGCGAGC